AGGGGCTGACAATGACACAAACCCAAGCCCTTACAAAAGCCCTAATTCTCGCCCTAATAGCACCAAGTGACGAAAAGGCGACCCAAGCCTCAGACCTAGCCGAAAGCATAGCCCAAGGGCTAGATTTTGCTCAGGTAGAGCAGTGCAAAGCCGATGCCCTTGCAATGATTGAGGGGGCATGATGAAAAAAATCATTTTTAATACTGATAATAAAGTTATCAATAACTGGTTGCCAAAATTTGCTGTTTGTAAAAATGGCGATGTTTTGGAGTCGGTGCAAAGAAGCATAGAGAGGGTTTTTTCAGGAAAAACGATTGTCATTAGCGGAAATATGTCTCGCGCTGTTGACCGAAACGACAAAACGATTTATGAGGAATTTACCCTAAACATTTGCCGAAAAGTCAGAAATGGTTATTTTGGCAGTCGTGCATTAGGCGTTGAATGGGAATGCAAACTCAGGATTTACTCATGATCTATGCAATTATTGGGTTAGTTTTACAGGTAATCTTACGCAAACGTAAATAAAAGGAGTTAATATGAAAAAATTTAGAATTATTGCCACTCAACTAAATTATTATGATTTAGAGATTGAAGCAGAGAATGAGGATATGGCATGGGAAATGGCTCTCGACAATGATACGGGAGAGTTTAGGCCAATGGAAAAAATGGGAGATTGGGAAGTTTGTAGCGTTGAGGAGATTACAAAATAAGTTAGTAAGCACTCACTTACCACCGCCTTCGGGCGGTTTTTCTTTGCCTATTTTTAAGCCCTTGCAAGCCATTGGGTGTCTGCTATGTATACCAAGCACAAAATAATCGCTTGTAGGGGTGTTTTAATGCGTTTTAGCCCTATTCGTGCGGGTAGTTGTCGGTAGTCGAAACAGTAACCAAGCCAATGTGCTTTAAATCCATCTCAGTTGTCAGCCCCAAATTGTAAAAATGTGCGCCCCACATTATGCAAATTCTTACCCCTTCGGCATAACTACCGCCTCCAATGGTTTTAAGAATATGACGTTCTGATTCTGTTAACTTGAATAAATGCCCTTGCATATCGTCATATTTTGGCCTGTTAATTATCTTTTTTGCCACTTCTTAAACCCATTACTTGCTGTCTCCAATAATCCCCAATTAAAAGGGCTTCGGCTAGGTTGTTATCCTTCTTTCTTTTCAGTGGGGCTTCTGGCCAGAACATTCGGGCTATGTCGAGCGAATCATCTTTATCATGTATGTGATAAAACTTTTTCCACACTTGGGGGCGCACCATGTGGCAAGGATAGTTAGTTAATTCACAAATGGCGGTTATTGCACCGACTGCCCTTGCGAATGTCCACATTGCCGATGCTGATTGCCCTGGGCGACTGTATAGCATCTCGATTGCTATCTCTGCCCCTTCCTTTGGGTCTATTGCCCTCAATAATGCGTTTTTCAGCACCATTGCACGAATGTGCTTTTCTTCGTGATGAATCATAAAGCACTCAAGGTAATTACCCTGTGAATCCAATACGCCTACTGCACCAGTGGCACTTGCGGGGTCTACACCGATAAACACAGTCATTTTTTAACCTTTTTCTTACTTGCTTTTAAAATACTTAGGCGTTTGTATTGTTTTATTGCATCATCTGAAACCACTCGTTCTTGCGTTGTGAATCGGTGTTGATTGCCACATTCTCTGCGCCTTGTATAGCCAAAAATAGGTGATTCTCTGCTTTCCTTAATTGTTGTCCATGCTTCACAAAATGGGCATTTCATTCTTTAATTCCTTAATTCTGTTGGCAATCAAGATAACGAGAGTAGGAAAATCTGCTTTCAGTTCCTTGGCTCTCCACCTCGATTGCTCTATCGTCTTTGGGTTCATTGCCATCAAAGCATAGTGATTCGTTAGGTATTCGAGGAATGTCTCCTGTTGCGTATAGGGCTTCAGTTGTGATAGCCAAGGACATGGCGTAGCCTTCTCTAACTCTGTTGAGGATTCGATTTGCTTCATTTATGGTCATACAAATAAAAGTTCTTGTTTTTTAACAATACCGCCTGAATCGTAGTGCAATGAATCACCTTTTGGGTAGGGCATTACGGGGTATTTAAGTTTTGAGGTTAGGCTTTTCTTATCTTTTTTAGAGCCAACAAAGAAGATATATCTGTGTTTTCTAGAGCGTTCCGTATAGTAGAAATCATCTCCATGTTCGGCCTTTATCTCCTCTAAAGTCATGCCATCACTAATGGTTTTAGAGTGTTTATGCTCTTGGCCTTTGATAGTCCAATCAACCCTATTTGCAGACAACCCCGTATAAATGAAGTTTGTAGACTGATAAACATATCCAACATGGCCTTGGGCAGTATCGGCATAAGAAACAACGATTGATGGCTTGGGAAGTAGTTTCATGCTGTTTGCCACAAGGAAAGAAGCCCAGTTTTTCTCATTTGTCTCCAAACAAACCCTGTTTAACTCTAAAACCTTATCTGAATATTCTTTGCCACAGATGCCCATACATAAAGAGGGTGAAGCAGGTATGCCATAGGTTATGACTCCAACAAGACTAGATTCCTCGTATAAACCAAAGGCAAACATGATTTGAGGCATACGCTTGGCATAGTGTTTTTGCAATAACCAAGGCTCTGTCTCCTCGTTTTTGATAGGTAAAACCTTCATTTCTTGGTCAACTTTGTTATGTAATCACGAACAAAACTAGGCATTGGGGCAACATTCTTTGTATCTTCCTCAATCTTTGCCAAAGCGGGGTCTTTGAAGTTGACATTGACATTGACAGTCATATCAGGGATTTCAGCCCCATCCCACCGCATTTGATTGATGTAGACCAAAGGTGATGGAATAAACGCACCATCTCCCTTTTTCCATTGGTCGGTGGTTTTCATCCATTCAACGTGTTTAATGATTTGGTCAGCCTGTAAGTCCAGTTTCAATTTGACCCATTTTGCTTGGCAAGTGGCTTTTCCACCTTTTCGTTGGCTTTTAGGCCATGCTGTCCAGAATTGTTCAAAACTCACTATTAACTCCTTTTGTGTATGCATGGATACTGTCCCACACATTCCTACACATTAAACAAATTTCCCTATTCTGTGAATCAGGATAAACCCTGTATTTCTTTTTAGTCATGCCACCAGTTAAATACATTTTGCAATAACTATCCCCATCATCCCAAAGGTGAGCCTTACCCGTGGGCTTGTTCAGGTTAATCAGATACTTCATCTTGCTATCCCTGTATATGCTAGTTCAGTTCAGTCGGGTTCGATTCGGCAAATACTCACCTAACCCTGAATAAACAAGGTTAGTGAGTTCCATGCTAGTTTCAGACGAGTCTGGGACATACATCGGGTTATGCCTTACTGATTGCATAACTTGCAGGATTACACGCCTCAGAGCGTCCTGTCTGCCCGTTCCTGCACCCCAATTAAGGGTCACTCATGTGGGCTTGGCTTGGGACAGTTCCCCCGTTGCCTCTCAACACAGTTACGGCGGCTTTCTATGCGGTCTACCTGTGTCCAGTCTACTTATGGCTAGGTTCTGAGTCCTACTTTATTTACAGCAAACTTCGGTCTGTAATCCAAACAGTTCCCAAAAGCAAAAACCCTCGCAAGATGCTCTGTGGTCTTGGCTCTTGGCAAGAGCAACAGCAAAACGTATGACGCTAATCAAAAGTTCCGCTTGCTGTCTAGCAAGACCACACAGTTCCCTGCGAGGGTTTATTAGCGTCTACGTCCTGATGCCACTCAAGACGGGTTAGATTATACATACTTTCTTGGGTGTGTCAAATTGTCCCCAAATTTACTGGGGTATTTCAGGAAATCAAAAGCACCCTCTCTGATGCCACTTTGCTTCAAGTCAGCCCCATCGTATGTTTCGGTGGTAGTTCCAGCCGCCACTCTATCTTTGGACACCCTTGGAGTTTGTTCTGCTAACTTCGCCACTCCAAAGCCCGTAATGTGCCAAGTTTCAGCAATCTCTAACGCATAGCCAAAGTTCTGAAGGTCATTCAAATAACGCAGATAGTGAAAGCCTTGGTTTCCAACTTCTGTATCCTTGTCGGTAAAGCGTTTCAAAGATGATGCGCCATGCGCTAGCCTCTTTAGAATTGAGATATGTTGTTGTTTGAGTTCCATGTAGTCTCCTTTTGACAGGCAATACTACCTTTAAAAATAGTTTGTCAACATAGGGTTTGTCCTAGTTCACAAGCCTTTTTCAATCCTTGACAATCCTCTCACCAACTTAAAAAGGAGTGAATATGTCGGTAAAACCTAAAGATTTTCAACATGAGATTTGTGTCTACTTGGAGGGCGTTGGCGAGTGCTTGGTGTGCTTCGACATACTGACACCTGAAGATGAACTCGATGCTGACCACTCAGATGACTACGAAATTGACTTTAGCGTATTTGATGAGCAAGACAAGCACATCACTTACGATATAAGCAAGAAGCAATATAACCACTGCGAGAATAAAGCAATGGACGAAATGCGAGATATAACTACACAATGGCACAAAGAATGGGAGACTTGTTTT